AGGAGTAGCTGCAACAGCAACTGCACTAACTGGTGGAATGATTGCTACACATCCAGGCACTACTTCATCAAGTACAATATCACAACCTATAACAGTTTTTGTTGCTCCACCATTTCCAGCATCTCAAGCTTCTTTTGCAGTAGGACAAACAAATGATGCTGTTTGGACTGTACAAAAAGCCTTAGAAAAAGCGGGGCTTTTGCCAAAAGCTTACGATACTGGAACAATGAACAACCAAACTTTTACAGCTTTAAGCCAATATGAAAAGAAGTTAGGGATCAGTGTTTCTAATAATGCAATGCCCCAAATTATTTATGATAACTTAAAGGCAACGTTATGAAGATAAAGCATCATTTTAAGTTTCAAATATTGGATGCAAAACAGCTAGCTATAGCAGCTACAGGAGCATTCTCTACGTGGGCTGCAACGGGATTTCAGCGTGATTTACCCCACTTAGGGTATGTTTTGGTGGGGTTTATAACTGGAGGCCTTGTATCTCATAATTCAACCTTTGACCCTGGTGTATCAGCACCATCTCATATTGAAACACCATATGCCAATAACATAAATGATCATTCAGATTTAGTTCCAGAACCCGTTTCAGAGATCGGGACTTATAAACCAGAGGGCACTGATGTAAAAAGAGTCATAAAAATTAATTCTGGAATTGTGAAAAAAATCACCTAAAATTATGCCTTATTTAAAAAACTTGATATTATTTGTATACATATGGAAATGAATAAAACGTACTGGAATAACAGCGAATCGTCACTAGCCTTATCCTTCCCTATCACGAAGGTTAATAAGGAGAAAAGAACTGTTTCTGGTTTTGCTACTCTTGACAATGTAGACCGTCATGGAGATATAGTTACAGCAGAAGCCAGCAAAAAAGCATTTGATAATTTCAGAGGAAACATACGTGAAATGCATGGTCCATCTGCAGTTGGAAAAATGATTAACTTTAAGGAAGACTCTTATTTTGATAAAGAGACTGGAAAGAAATATAGCGGAGTTTATGTAACTGCATATATTTCTAAGGGTGCACAGGATGCTTGGGAGAAGTGCCTTGATGGTACATACTCAGGTTTTTCTATTGGTGGCAATATTATTGGTACAAAGATGGAGAAAGATGAAAGTGGAGAAGATCGTAGAATTATTCACAATTATGATTTGCATGAACTTTCACTTGTTGATTCTCCAGCAAATCAATTGGCTAACTTTTTCTCTATTCAAAAAATGGCAGAAAATCTTGTAACCGAAAATGTTTTTTGGTGCAAAACTGATGAGGTTGTTTCAACATCAACAACAACAACAAAAGATTGTGTTGTTTGCGATCATCAGATGGAAAACGTTGGTTGGGTAGAACAATCAGATATTGAAAAATTTGAATCAATCGAAAAAGTTCTTGATTCTTATTTTGCTAAAGATGATGCCCCAACATCATCACACGAAGCAACGGAGTCAGCAGCTCCAGGTTTGGCGGGAAATGTAAATGTTATTGATTCAACAGTAGCAACCCTTATGTATCCTGATCAAAATAAAAAAGATAAAGTAACCAAGAGTGACGAAGTTTCACTCGGTGAAGGAGGTAACACAATGGCAGAAGATACAGATGCAACAATTGAGAAGTCAATTGATGCAGAGGCTCCAGCCGAAGAAGTTGCGGTAATTGAAGAGGTAGCAGTTGCTGCTGATGATTCAGTTGAGAAAGCCGTGTCTATTTCAGAAATTGAGGATTCACTTGATTTTGAAAAGGTTGTCAATGATTTGAAGACCTTCTTGGGCGAGTCACTAAATAAGAACTACTCAGAGAGTTCACAAGCAGTTGCTGCTATTACCAAGATGTTTGAGGAAACATCAGTAAAGGTAGAAAAGCAAATTGCTGAATTGGGTGAAAAGTATGAAGCCCTAAATAAGACAGTTACGGATATGTACGGAAAAATTGAGTATGTAGATAATCAGCTCAAGGGATTCGAGTCCGCATCTGCAGTTAAGAAGTCCAGTGACCTTAACGGATCATTGGGTACTAAAAAAATAGAAAAAAGTATATGGCAAGGAGCCTTCCTCAAAGGTTAATAGCTTAAAATCTACAAAAAAAATAAGGTGGTGAAATAAAAAAAATGAGTAATGAACTTCTACAAAAAGTAATTGATACAACAAATCTAGGTTCTGATGCAGTTAACGCTTCAACAGATTCAGCAACACTCAGCGGTAATGGTCTCCTCTATCCAGATCAGGCTAACCGTTTCCTAGATTACATGTGGGATGCAACGATTCTTGCTAAGGCAGCTCGTACAATCCGCATGCGTTCAAACACAACAGAAATTGATCGTGTCGCAGTAGGACAGAGAATTATGACAGTAGCACAAGAAGATAATCCACGTGATTATGTTAATGCTGGTGGTTCACAATTTACATCAGTTGGTGCAACATTCGCAAAAATTTCTTTGACAACACGCAAGCTCCGTTTAGATTGGGAACTTTCTTCAGAGTCTCTAGAAGACAACGTTGAGGGTCCAGATCTTGAAGATCACATTGCACGTTTGATGGCTACCCAGGCTGGTAACGACATTGAGGATCTTCTAATCAATGGTACTGGTACAGACTCTGGTTTGATGTCAGCGTTCAAGGGCTTCAGAGCACTTGCAAACGACAACGCACACGTTGTTGACGCACAGGGTGTAGGACTTGACAAGGCTGTATTCAACCTTGCAATCAAGACCCTCCCACGTAAGTACAAGCAACGCCGTAATCAGCTTCGCTTCTTCACAGGATCGAACTTGGTTCAAGATTATCTTTATAATCTAACAGCTGAGACCTCTTCAGGTTTCACACCATTTGATATCGCTTCAGGTATCATCCGTGGTGATGTTGCTGCTAACGATGGTGGCCCAGGTACAGTAACTCCATTTGCTTTTGGTATCCCAGTTATCAACGTTCCGTTGATGGATGAAACCCTAGCAGGAACTTACAGTGATGCAACAGGTCTGCACGGAGATGTCCACTTGACATTCCCACAGAACTTCATCATTGGTATCAAGCGTGATGTAACTGTTTATCGTTTGTTCCAACCAAAGAAGGATACAATCGAATACACACTCTTCATTCGTGTTGGTGCACAGATGGAAAACTACGACGCACACGTTCTCGTAAAGAACGTTAAGGTCGCAGGTTCAGTAGCTTCAGGCGAATTTGGTTCCGTAACACACGGTGCTCACGTCAAGGGTGGAAACTCAACCTATACATTCTAATCTTAATTAGATGCAAGATCGGGGGAATACTTAAAGTATTCCCCTTGATCATTTTCTGCTATAATTAGTAATGACGAAAGGAAAGCAATGTCATTTACAGAATTAAAGATTGCTGATCTAAGAAAAGTTGCAGATACATTTGGTGTAGATGCATCAGGAGAAAAAAGTAAGGCATCCATTATTGCTTTGCTAGAAGAAGAAGGCATTACCTATCAAATGTATGATAAGTTTAATGCATCTGAAAAACAAGAAGTAGCTATTCCAGAAGTAGAGAAACAGAAAAGAGAACCTAAGTTGAAAAAAGAAGACGCAATATTGGTAAAAATGGAAAGAGATAATCACTCATATAACACTATGGGTTACACATTTACTCAAGAACATCCATTTGTAGCAATGTCTGAATCTGATGCACAAAGAATTTTTGATATAGAACAAGGGTTTAGAATCGCAACTCCTAGAGAAGCTCAGGAGTATTACAGCTAAAAAGGGAGGGTAATCTGAATGCAGAATATCCAAGTAGGAAGTCAAGAAAAGGTATACCTATACGTCTATAGTAATGGGGTGCTAACACAAGCAGACTCCCTGCCAACCTTATCAATTTATGATGCAGACAACGACACGTCTCCAATATCTGGCTTTTCTTCAGTATCTCCTGTTGATGAGCCAGATGCTGGAGAGTATAGTTTTCTTCTAACTCAAGCAGTAACCAATACAGTCCGTGTTCTAGAATTAAGATGGACATATGTTATTAATGGGTTAACTGTAACTCAAACAGATTTTTACCAAGTTCAACCAATCTATTCTTCCGTTAGTGAAATTATAGATTTCTTGGGATATGGTGCAACTCCATCAGATATAAATTATCATTCTATTTCAGATATACAGAATGCAGAAAAATTAGCACGAACAATAATTGACGGGTATACAGGATTAAAGTTTTATTTAAGATATGATTCTCAAGAAATGTTTGCAAATGGATCAGATGCTCTTCAGCTTATTGAAAGAATGACAAGCGTTGATCAGATGTATGAAGATGACATTTTAGTTGTTGATAATACACAAAATCCAGCATTTAATACATTTGGATTTAATTTAAACTTAACACAGACAGGCTATGTTGTTAGGATATATGACCCAGCGTGGGACATAAGATATGATAATCAAGTTGACACAAACGTTCTTTATTATGGAAGATTTAGAGATAACTCAAGATATAAATTAGTTGGTCAAATTGGATATAAGTATGTTCCAGAGGACATTAAAATAGCTTCTATGCTTCTTGTTAATGACATTTTGTCAAATGACTATAACTGGAGAAACAAGTATCTTTCAAAGGTTGACCTCAGTGAAATTTCATTTGAAATGTCAAAGGGAGCGTTTAATGGTACAGGTAATATCACGGTTGATAACATCCTTGATCAATACCGTAACATTAATATGATGCTTATCTAATGTTTAATTCATCTATAATGTCTTCAATCATGAATATGAAGGTTGATTTGTACATACAAGAAAATAAGCAGGATCCACAAACTGGTGCAATAATCAGAGGTTGGGTTTATGACAAGACGATTGATTGTAAGGTAGAGCCAATTAAAGTAGCAGGTTCATCCACTAGAACAGATAATAAAAAGTTTGGAACAGGTGCTGAAGGTGCGTATACAGAAAAGTTTCAACTTCGCATCAAATGTAATGAACTTTTAAGTAAAAGATGGCGTGTTACAAATATAAGGTCAAGCGATAATAAACCAGTTTTTATTGAAATTGATAAGTACGGAGAGCCAGATACAATCTTTGAAGTTACTTCTTCACACGCAACCCTGGACCCATTTGGCAGGGTGTCCTATTTTGAAGCAGTTCTTCTAAGGGTACAGGTGCAAGACAATGATCCGACTGGAAATTGATTCAAAGCAGTTGGTAACAGAAACTGACAATATGCTTTCTGCAATAAAAGAATTAGCAAGGCCTTCTGTTTTAACTGAAATTGCAAAAGCGGTTTTTTCAATAACAACAGAAAGATTTGTAGTTGCAGCAGATAATTATGCAAGAGCAAATCCTAAAAAAATGCACCACGTTTATGAGTGGGGGCAAATAGGTCTTCCTTCAGGTAGACTTTTTGTCATGGAAAGGCAAAGCGTTTTAAATGGAATGTTGGTTATTAATACAAATTTCTTACCCTCTAGATTACCAGTTCCAATAAATCCAGAACTTTTAATACCTTCACGAACAGGAAAGGTTGTTTCCTCCAGGTCTATATTTGCAGAAAAAGCAACTGTAATGGAAGAGGGAAGATCTGTAAGTTTTGTTGCAAAGAAAATTTTAGCTTTTGTTGGCTCTGATGGAATGGTATTTATAAAACCAGGCAAACAAATTAACATACTAAACCCAGGAGGTAAGGGCGTAAAAAATGCTTTTGCAGAATTTATGCTTAGCTGGTACCTTGAACACGGAACTGATATTATGAATTCATCTGGTTTATATGAGAGAATAGCTAATGACGTTTCAATTGAATTAAGTAAAAATGGTTCAAACATAAACACAGTTAGAAGGGCTGTAGCTAATATAGTTCAG